ATGGAAACTATTACGATAATACAGAAAAATGAAATTGACCTATTAGTTATCCCTATTAACTGGCTCTTTAACGACACAATATTAATAAGCTGGCTTGGCTACAACAAGGTATACAAGAAAACGAAAATTATTGCTGTAACTACAGACTTTAGCTTGGACCATGAGGAATGGTGTGAAGAACATGGGATTTATTATATAATGTTGCCACTAACATTTAGTATTTTCAAGGTACTTGTTGTATCGAATGACCAACGCTGAGTATATATTTTATTAATTTGTGGCAGGATACTTATGAATAGGTTTAAAACTATTCAGGATGAAATCAAGGCCGTCCTTGCTTCACCAAAAAAGGCTACGTCATTGACGGAAGCCTTTTTTGGATTAGATGGAGTCCAAATGTCATTAGGGAAAATGCATGTACAAGGCTAGGCAATTGGTTTGACACTCACACAATTTCTCAAGAATGGGCCTTCGTATGTTCTTATTGAGCCAATTCATAAATAAACAGAAGAACGGCGCCAATTACAAAAGCCGCCGTTCTTCCGTTTATTTAACTATCGTGTCCGAAGCATCAGAGGAGTTTTTACATCTCATATTAGCAATTATTTTTTTCATCTTTTCAATTTCATCATTTAATTTATTAACTTTGCTCCCGGTTTCGCATACCAATTTCCTGAAAGACCTAACCTCGATATCGAGGGAATCAACTTTACTACTAATTCCCTTAATCCTTCGATCAATCTCTTCAATTCTTTCGATCTGTACCACCCCATCCAGAAGTACCTGCCTATACTTGAGATTACGAAAGGGATTGCGGTGAAGTTGTTACTATTTCTTACATATCCGGCTGTTTGGTTGCCGTATTTTTTAATTCTAATAGAAGTTGTTCAGAAGCTTCTTTCACAGTTATAAAAGCTCTAGCAACAATTTTGTCAGCTTCATTAGCCCTATTTGCTGCCTCATCGGCTAATCGAGTTGTTTTAGTAAGCTTTTGAAGAGCCTCATTCCGTTTCTTTTCAGCCTCATATAACAAACTAGGGTTGCCAGAAACATGGGTTAAATACTGTGTCGCATCATGGACTGCTTCTGTTGCTAAGACTAGCTCCTTTTCCAAATGGATTGCTGCTTCCCTACAATTCGTTGCATAAGAAGTTGCCTGATTTAATTCGCCTCTGGCTGTTTTCATCTGTTCGAGTAATGACAATAAACTAACAGACATATAAGCGTTTCTTCTCCTTTAATCGCTAGATCTAATTTAATTTTATCATATGAATAAACGTCATAAAATACATTATGCGCAACAGTCTGCTGCTCCCTGTTTGCTCAATTAACGTTCTACGTTTTTGCTCAAGAAGGTTTCTCAAGTTTCCCTGAACTTCCTGACTGAATGATTACCACTCCCTCCTCGTTCTTATCCTCCATGATATTCGCAGATGACAAGAGGTGCAGTGAAAAAAGAGGCCCTACAATGCTACTGAAGAAAAACATAGTATGCCTGTTTTCCTAAACACAGGCCATTCTAGCGAAGATCAACCGGTTGTCACTGTTCCAGCTCGCATCCGGCTCATCGAATAGCCAGTCACCGAACAAACAGGCGAGTTTTCGCGGTAGCTTCTCCTTATTTACAATTGAGTAAAAGCTTATCCGATTTATCATGTATATTCCATCTAGGTTTCGGACATTTTATAAAGAAGGGACGCACCGCAGGCGCCCCATCCCCATCCACTCCCTCTAGGACATAACCTAGGGGTCTTTTATTGTGAAAGTACGTAGGTTTACACGGACTTAAGTCATGAAATCGGCCATCAGTAAGATCGGGCGCAGACTAGTTTAAACTTTCTGCATTTGAAGCATAGTTATTAATCAAGCGAAAATCTATTTGAAGGAGGACTCTATGGCCCGGTCTCCTCTTGCTTGGTTACTTAAGGAAGCCTATTTAGTTGCAGGTGCGGTCTTAGGCCGACGACAATTTGGACATGAACCTATTTTGCAGGAAAGCCATGGAATACGGATTAGAGTGAAAACTTCTGCTAGGCTAGTCGAATCATCACTCTCAAATCCAATCTTGAAAAAAGAAATGAACATTGCAATTATTGGAGGAGGGCTAGCAGGTCTCACTTGCGCCTATAGGCTAAAGCAAGCCGGTTTAAAAGCAAAGGTTTATGAGGCGACAGAACGGGTAGGTGGACGTTGTTGGACCCGCCGAGGGGAGTTTGCCGAGGGACAAATCGTGGAACGGGGCGGCGAGTTGATTAATACTGAACATACCGCCATTCGCGAGCTTGCAGAAGAACTTGGACTCAAGATAGATGATCTGGAACCTGCCAAGAAAAAAGACACCAAGCCCTTATACTATTTCGATGGCACTCCCTATACGTTTAGTGAAGCTACCAATGACTTCATGAAAATATTTGATAAGCTTCAAAAGGACATAACGGGGGCTGGGTTTCCAACACTTTTCAACAAATTTACTAAGCGAGGTTTTGAATTGGATCATATGTCCATTATAGACTGGATCAATGAGACTGTCCCAGGAGGCATTGATTCTAAATTCGGGCAACTATTGGATCTCGCATATAATATTGAGTACGGTGCGGAATCGAGCGAACAAAGTTCTTTGAATCTTATTTATCTGTTAGGATTCGCTGAAAGAGGACTGCTTCAAATTTTCGGTTCCTCAGATGGGAGGTTCCAAATCCGTGGTGGAAGTGACCTAATCACCACCAGACTAAATGAATTACTTTCGGATCAGATCGTGCTGGGTACCGAGTTAATCGCTATTAAAAAGTCGGACAGCGGACGCTTTATACTCACGATTAAGCACGGAAATGATACTAAGGAGGTAAAAGCGGATAAGGTTGTTTTAACGATACCTTTTGCCGTTCTCCGTTCTTCGGTTGATATCAGTAAGGCTGGATTCAGTAAGCTTAAAAAGATTGCGATCAAGGAACTTGGAATGGGAACAAACACAAAGATGCATGTCCAGTTCACCGATCGCCATTGGAGCAAACTGGGATGTAATGGTGAAACATTTGCAGATACAGGATATCAGAGTACCTACGAGGTAAACCGAGTTCAACCTGGAAAATTGGGAATTTTGGCAAATTACACAGGTGGAGAAATCGGAGCGGGTTTCAACGTTGGTAACCCTACTACACGTGCAAAGCTGTTTCTGGAGCAAATAGAGCCCCTATTACCTGGAATCTCTTCAAAATGGAATGGGAAAGCAACTGTCGATTATTGGCCTGCATTCCAGTGGACTAGAGGTTCTTATTCGTTTTGGAAGGTTGGACAATATACGAAATTTGCAGGTATTGAGGGGATGAGGGAGGGGAACTGTCACTTTGCTGGTGAACACACTTCGATTGAATATCAAGGGTATTTGAATGGCGCCGTCGAGAGCGGTGAGAGAGTAGCCGATGAAATTATTCAAGATTTAAAGGAAAATAAAGAATAAGGTTTGAGGCCACCAGTACGGATGAATTGATATAATACAAAAAAACTTGCTGATACTGACAACGTGGAGAACATTAACATAATTAAGTATAAGTTAGCTCATTCAGTTAAATGGAGACGTTAATGCACAACAGGGAACAGCTCGCCGCGGCAGCTGCTTCCTGTTCATTGAAGTAACGGACAGATTGAGTTAATTAGCTGTTTGGTTAGGCATGTCATATGATGGTTGATAGATGTGATATTTTGGCTTATTACTGTGCATCCTAGGGTTAGGGCTCTAATTGAATATACCTTGAGACTTTGCAATAAGCATCTTTCCAGGCTTCAAGAGTTATTTGAAAGTAAAAGTATTCCAACTCCTCTCGGTTTTACAGATGATGATGTGAATGAGCGCGCTGCCAGATTATACTCCGATATCTTTTATCTCGGTTACATCTTGAATATCGGTAAACAAGACATGACGATATATGTCCTTATCCTTTCCATCTTCAGATTCTACACGAATAAATACTACGGCTGCCCTCTATTCCATAAATATTTGATATTCTACGAATCGGGCCTGTATGTGCATTTCGCCGTCTTCCTCTCCGTATTGAACCTTTATCCATTCACCAGACTGCAGAGGATCTCTTGTACCTCCCCTTCTTATCGGCATCTGGTATCCCCTCCTTGTTCTTCATTACCCAGTGGGACATCAATGCGTTTAACAAAAATTTGAAGCACTACACGGGAACGGATACCCTAAGTTACTAAGGAGATTGGTCCTGAAACGACAAAGAAGCCCCTGATAACCAGGAGGCCTCTTAGTCGTTAAAATATTTGGTTTGGGAGCGTACTGGTTGCGTCCATCTATTCGGGGTATCTCTCTCGTTTGGATCGATGACGAGCATCACCTGAGGCACCGTAGGCGACCATTCCAGTATGGGACTTGGTGTTAAATTACTTTTTGATCGCTGCTCGTTCCGGAGTCTGTCAGTTTGGCGGGCTGCACCTTGGCATTGTGATCCAGCCAAGCTGTATGGATCGACGCCTTAATCTCGTCCACGGAGAGATTGATACCCAGTTGCCCAAGCTTCTTGGATGCATACTGATAGGCTGCGTCCAGCTTGGCATCCCCGCCCATTCCCTTGTACAGCGTTTCAGCGTGAGCAAATGCCTCTGTGCCGACTTTGTTAAGGACCTCTCGCTGTGCATCAGTAGTCTGTGCTTTGTACAGCTCCAGAGCCTTCTTTTTGACTTGCCGGAGGCCAGCAAGTGCAATTAATGCGGCAATGGTAAGAAAGGACTGGGCAATTTCAGTGATATGAGGTTGAATGATTTCCATGATCATGATTAAATCGCTCCCTTTTCAATTAAGTTTTTGAGAATGACAGCCAGCTCGGCGAATTCCACCGATTCATCGGGCGAATGATCGTCTTCAATACCGCCCACTTCTTTCAGCCAGGCGACCGACTTCTGCTTCCATTCCTCACCTGATAAGGAGGCTGCAGGCGGTGTGATTGGCTCGTTCTCCACGATCCAGATCAGCAGAGCATGGTTCACCGCTCGTTCCCCGGAGCCCTGGTTCTGACCCAAGCTACCCTTACCCTTCTGGGCGAGCACGCTGGAGCCGCCTCCGTCGAAGTTCAGCGCCCAGGTGCATCCCTTCGACTGCATGTACAGCGTGGCTTCCTCGAGCGTCAGACCCTGGTCGTATTGCGTCCGACCGTCTGCCACAGCAATATGCAGATCTCCCGACGCATCCAGGCCAAATACTGTCCGTTGCGCGCGGCTCATGCCGATGTCATCAGGCACTTCCTGAAGTACGCGGTAGTAATCCCAGCACGGGTTGCCGTTTTCGATCAAAAGGGGCGCTCCCTGCACCAGAACGTCCCATTGCACGGTCGGGTCCAGCTGCCCAATCTGCGGCCGCCCACCCTTGACACCAAACTCGTACCAGTTGAGCATCTTGCCGAAGGCCTGGGCAATAACCTGGCCATCAGCGACCGCATCCCCCAGCACTTTTCCGTCCCAGAAATACGGTGCATTAGTTGCAAAGTCAGCACCGTATTCTACAAGAAGATCGGAAACCTTGGCGCCGGTGCGAGCCACAAACTTAAAGCGCAGCCTCTTTCCATCCAGCTTCAAGTACCGAACATCCGTCGCCTTGATTTTGTAGTCCCCATCGCAGCGCTTAAGCACGCCGTTCAGAGAATAAATCCGTTCCTTCACGACTGCAGGAAGCAATTTTATCCCCATCCTTTCAAAAACGTCTCTCTTGAATCTGTCATGATCAAATAACGTATGATGCGGGCAATCCTTGCCGTAAACCACTTTGTGGGGGTGCAACTGCTCCCATGAATCGAATCCCTGCTGCAGCATGACCTGGGCAACCACATCAACCGCATTGCGGTATGTTGGCAAATCAAGAGGCTCACCAGGTTCTACAGCTTCACATGCAATCTCTACCCCGATCCAGTAGGTGTTATATATACCGTTCCCGTCGCCCGCATGGTAGGCATTTTCATCAAAGGGAATATGCTGTGTTGCGCTGTCCTTATCGACCGTCACATGCCAGCTGACAACCCTGTCCTTAACCGTGGCCATATATTCCCCATGCATTTCATCGCCCGCGCCGTCTTTCCAGTTATTTGTGGTATGAAAAAGGACGCCGCGCGCTTGGCGCCGACGTCCTGGACGGTTCGGGCTCCCTACTGGGATGAATTTTTGTTTAATAGCAATCATAGGCCCTCCTTACGGCTTATACGTTTTCCACAGTCCCAAGCCGCCTAAGATTACGCTGCCCAGGATCGAAGTGCCGAACCAAAATGCCAGCTTATCATAGAAATCTAACCGCTTATTAGCTCGATCTGTTTCTTTTTCATTCTGAATTACGAGTGTGCTAACCGGCCCCAATTCATCGATCCTTTTATGAGCTGATTTGGTGCTTGCCAGTGCTTCCTTGGCGGTATCATGGACCTCTTCGACTTTTTTGGTCAGGTCCTTAATACCGTCCATCTTGGTGTTTAGTTCCCTAATGTCGAGCCTGACATTCACAATCTGGTCACTGAGCGCTTTCGTATCGTTGGTCATCCGTATCACCTCCTTTCATTGAGTACTCCTTCAGTCCTTCTGCTCTTTGCTTTCAATCAATCCTTTTTCCTCTACGGTAATGTACTTTTTCGTTACTGCAGTTTGAAGCTGAGCTGCTGTAACGGCCTTTTTAATCCAGCAAATCTCAAAATGCGGATAAAGTACACTCGGCATCCAAATTCACCTCCGTTCCAATTAGACTCCCAGGAGATAGTTGACTGTCGTACGAAGAACAGAGATTTCATTTTTGAGTTCTTCAATTTCTTGCTCAGGTGTATTCGGAGGTGTTGGCATAGGTTCGGTGCCCACTTCCTTTGTTTCCCAATTGACGAAAAGTTGGTGCCCCTGAGGGATTTCGGGGGGCTCTCCGTCGAACAGAACATACTGCTTCGGAAGTACTGCAGCTATCTCGTCCGTGACATTTGGCATGATTCCGTTTGGACGCCCTGAGCTATTGTAAATTGCGTACATTCTCATTCCCCCTTATAGAACGTCATAACGGAAGTGAATATTCCTAACCTTGAAAGCCCCCAAGCTGCTCGCTGCCGTGATGTATATAGGTGTCTTATTTAGGATTTTTATTGTGGTTTCAAATGTTACCCACGTGTAGGGCTGGCCGCCTTGGGCACCGATTGAGACAGAACCATTGTTCCAGTTAAAGTCCGAGTCAACGTCCCAGTACGTGCCGTATCCATGCCACCATACCGGCCCTTGTCCCGGCATTACGTTTCTGTCGAGGTATGTGCTGCCGTTGCTGGCTGCGTTAATTACGTTGCCATGAACTGATGCCCCCATGCTTCCGCCGTAGCTGTTTGAGTCATTACACATGTCCATTACGATGTTAACCTCACCCACGCCTTTGGGTATATGCTTGGCTACGAGGAATCTGCGCCCGCTGCTACCCCCAGGACAACTGAATTCCGTATTGTTATGCACTGTTTCCTGCACCGTACCAGTCGCCACAATCGTGCTCATGCCAGCTACCCTCCATGCGGAACCCGTCCAGTACTCCAGGATTCCGTTACTTCCCCATCGCAACGGGGGCTGATATACTCCATCACGCCATATGTCGCCGTTCTTGTAAATCTCAACCCCGTCTCCCGGTTCGCCCACAGTCAGGGATTGGCTGCGGAAACGGGCCACCGTATCATTGCCGAACTTCAACCTGAAGAAATCCTCGATCCCCGTGTCGGCCCCTTGAGCATCATCACCTACCGTTAAGGTGAGGATATCTTTATTGGCTCCCTCGTCCACAAACTCCAACCGAGCATAGTCCGAATCCCGATCCCAGAACAATCGGGGGTTGTTGAGTGTGGAGTCGTTAATGGTGGAATTCTTGATGGTGGCCGAATCAATGCTTCCGCCGGAGTCCGCCAGAATCACGCGCTTCCCGTCAATAAAGGCCGTGCCGTCGCGCCAGATTTGCATCAGCGTCTTGTGGTATTGCCCGTTATTTTTATAAGCCCACACGGTGAAGGCCGACCCGACCTGATCATCCCCGTTTTCGTCGCCATCCAAGCCGATGCCAACCCGATGGACATCATTGGTGCTCCCCAGGTAATGATGAACACGCCCGCCGGAGGCAGATCCTACCGCTGACCGGAGCGCGCCGGTCATGGGCTGACTGCCATCCTTGGGAAGACTTGCATTCGCCTTGGCTATGGCCTGGTCGGCAAGGTTCTGCAGGTCGGTAAAGTCGTGCCCAACAGCCTTCCCGCCTCCGCCGCTGTACCGAATGTCAGTGATGTTGCTTGCATCGACCTTTGTCACACCCGCGGTGACATATACGTCAGCAAGGCCGATTTCCCAGTACTCCTCATTTTGCTCCAGCGCAGGAGGGACGGGGGTTGCCGATGGCTCGCCGGCCTTAACGATGGCCACGATATCCCGTTTATTCAGCGTATCCAGCCGAACGACGATGCGATGGATTCGCGGGAACTCCGGATGTGTCGGCGGCAGTTCAATCTCCTTGAAGTCATCGTTACGATACCAGTAGCCCCGCAGCCATGCCTGCCCAGTGCTTACCCGGACGGCAAGACGCTGGGGATCGGTTTCCAGTACCTTGAGCTCCGCACCAACCCGGGGGAAGATGCCTGTCTGGAAGAATCGATCAAATACCTCGGCAAACTCGAGCTGATTGTATTCCCTCACATCCCCTTCGGTGCTGCCGAAAAAACGATACTGCTCCGTCATGCTATCTTCTCACCTCCGTCTCCAAATTTCTTCGATCTGCTTTCAGCACGCTGACCAGGTCCGGCCACTCCTTGCCGACAACCAGCCTGACCGCCTCTCCCCGATCCGGCGTGAGCTCTTCAACCACACCCACAATTCGGGATTCCGTGCTTCCTATTCCGGGATACCGTGCATGGACAATATCGCCAAGGTCAAAGTCGGTGCCGTACTTAAACGGCCCCCAAGGCAGATGCTGAAACTCCATGACGAGCTCCTCGCCATATTCAGCCAAGCGTTCATTTCCGCGCTGTAACAGCTGCTCAGCGGTCTGCAGGTCACGTGCATCGATAAACACTTCTCGCCGCTTCAGGCCTTTGGGAGAACCGTTTGCAACGGAGACCACCAGCCGATCCTGCGCCTCCCCCTTGCCGCCGACAATCGCCACGTTTTTGGAGTCTAGGATACTGTGACGGAACGCCATACTTTCGACATTATCGAACTCCGGGGAGAAAATCACCGGCGGATTCTCCGTCTGGCCTGGCGTCAGGTTACGGCCGGAGAGGACGTTAAACGAAAACAAGGTGGACTCCAGGTCAAACAAGGTTTCGTAACCCAGCCCTGAAGCAAAGGAAAGGTTTTCGAGCAGGGTTGCCACCGTTTGAAACCGCGCACGCATTTCTACTGTTTGCCCCCGGGCATAGTTTAGTCCGAGCTGAAGGAAGGGAATAACCCGGTCAGGATTACTCGGCTCAATACAGTTCACCTTCACGTAATGCCTCATCACCTGCTCCGCGATGCCTCGCTGATCATCGTAGCCACTGCCCGTATCCGTCATATGCAAGGCCAGACGTTCAAGGAATACCCCGGAGAAGTCACGGCCTTTCACCGTCCAAGTTTCCGAGAGTTTACCTTCCTGTGTCAGCGGCAGCTCCCTGTGCGCGATGATGCCGGCACGCCACTTGCCCCCACGCTTAACGGCAATGAAGTTGTCTGCCTGGAGGTATTCCGCATTCATTTTAGTCCGATTGATCTGAAGCTCCCAGGTGTGGGGGTTACGCCAGCGGCGCGTCCACTGCAGGTATTCGTAATTATCAATCTGGGCAAGGTAGCGAAGCTCCGGATCAAAGATAAGGACAGGATATTTGTTCACTGCTAAACCCCCAAATATCGCGGCTGGTATTCTAAAGTCACCGCCCCAAACTTCGATTCCTCTGTAGCCTGATAGGAAATCTCATTTTCTCCAGGTACCAACCCCCAAAATTCGGACTCCGGCGCCACCCAGTGAAACGCATTGGACCGGGTGCCATCCTCGGCAATCTTGGTCACCGTCTTCTGGCCGAATGCTGTATTGATCTCGAGCCGATGCCCTTCTGGGATTTCCTGCACCAGCTTGATCATCTGGCCCGTGGTCTTGTTCTCAAGCACAGGGTTCTTCAGCGGCCCGAGAAAGGTGATAAGCACCGGGGCATCCAAGTCCCCGCGGTTGTTGAGTGTAATGAACTGGCCGACGCGCCCAAAGCTGATTGGGAAGCTGAACGGAAAGGAGATGCCGCCAGTAAAGGAGGCCAGGTTTACCTTTTGAATCCTCGGATCATAAAAAGCCGGATCCGGGCACAGGAAGGAAATCAAAAACTTCTGATAGACCCCATGCTGTTTATCAGGGAATACTGGCGATTCCTCTGCGATTGCGCGGATCTCCTTGGCCCCGCCGGCATCCTCATACCGGACGATCCCCAGGCCAAGCTTTGGGTTGAGAACCCGCATCAAAGTCCGGCGCCTCTCCTCTAACGTCACTGCTCCCGGCACGATGGAGCCCTCGATCGTAATCTCACGAACATCAAGGGTGTTGCCAAGGTAAGTCTGACCGTCCTGGAAAGGTGATTTGTTGAGCTGCACTGTGGTCCGGACTGCCGCCACTCCTTCGAGCTTGGTCAGGAAATATGGGCCGGTACTCTGAAGCACAATACGCTCTTTGTTCGCGTTGGTAAAGGTGATCTTACGCACCGTCTAACCCCCATCCCATCGCAAGCTGCCGGCTTGCCCTCAGGTTCAGCCGAGCCGTTTCAGCCGGCGAAAGAGGCTGAGGAGAGTTGATGGTAATGTTCTGTACAAAGCCACCTGATGAGGCCGCTGGCACTGCCGTTCTGCCCGCTGGCGCCGCCATGTTCGGCAGCTCCACCTTAGGGAAAGCAGCGCTGGCGATGGTTCGTGCCGCACTGGCCACACGACTAAGTCCGCCCTTTATCCCGAGCGCAAACCCCTCCGTAGTGAATCCCCCGTATTCCATCATCACCCGGGAAGGCGACCGGATGCCTAATGCGCCGGTAATGCTGCCCTTCACGGTGCTTGCTACGCTGTCCATCGCGGCTTTAACGGACCCGATTGCCGATCGGATGCCTTTAATCAACCCCTCGATGATATCCTTGCCCCACTGCAGGGCCTCCTCCGGCAGCTTCTTAATAAAATCAAAGGCTCCGTCCAAGCCGGTTCTGACGGCGCTCGTTACCTCATTCACCGTGTTGTTGAAGCCATCGCGCATGGAACGGAACATGCTTTCAGCGTAGCCTTTGAGCTTCTCGGGAAGCTCTCCAAACCAGGTCAGAAGTTCATCCCACTTGGTCCGGGTGCTGCTGATCGTTTCCTCCACGAGCTTGGTGACAGACGTTTTAAAGTCCGTCCAGCCCGTACTCGCCTGGGCAGAGATATTGACCCACAGTGTGGAAAGATAAGCCTCCGCCTCGTTCCAACTCTGTATCAGGTCCGTCTTTATCAGTCCCCAGGAAGCAGCCAAGCCGCCTTTGAGTGTTTCCAGAGCGCCGGTAAAGACCTGCTGGATGCCGTCCCAAATCAGCCGAAAGGCCGTTCTGAGGTTCTCCCAAATCTGCCCGGCATGAGAGGTCAGTTCGGTAAAATTGAAGGTGACCAGGTCCAGCAGCAAGAGGATGGAACCGAGTGTCACGTTTTTAATGATGGCCCAGCTACCGGAGATGATCGATTCTATGCCGCTGAACACCGTCGAAATGCCCCCGCTCATCCCCCCGAAAATCGTCATCACGTTGCCGACGATCTCGGACACAACCGAACTAATGTGAGCAGAAATATTATTCCAGGTGCCAGTCACCCCCGTGTGAATGCTATTACTCACCGAGGTGGCGACGGACAAAAACGAATTCCACGCGGACGTAAAGAATCCGGTGACTCCTGACCACACCTGCTGGGCATTGCTCGAGATGCTTGTCCATGTTTGAGTGAGATAGCCCGCGATCTGCCCCCACACATTACTCGAGGAGGTCATGACCTCGTTCCAAGCCCCGCTGATGCCCTGCACCGAAGGAACGAAATTACCCGTGAGATCCTGCTGTAAGGTTGCGGTGGTTTGCATCAGTCCCTCGAGCTTGGCCGAGGTGTTGTCCGCGGCCGCACCAAGACCGCCAATATCCCCACCGCCGCCGCCCGCAAAGCCGCCTGAGTCGGGAAATGGAGATTCTTCAGAACCTCCTGCGCCGGCTTCCGCTTTTTCGGCCTGCTGCAGGCTGGCGATCTTCTTCTGCAGCTCATCGAGCACACCCATCTGCTTCTGAACCATGGGCTGCAGATCAATGGTTTTGCCAACGGCGTCGGCAATGCTCTGCTTCTCCGAGTTGAGTCCGTTGATCAGGCTGTCGGCGAAGGATTGGGCCGCGTTCTGCCAGCTCGGATTGTATTTCTGGAGCAAGTCGACGATTTCCTGATTGTTCTTATCGACCACCAGCTTGCGGGCTTCCAGCTGCAGGTTTTCTTGTGTCGTCAATTCGTCAAAGTGCTTTTTGACCGCATCCTTTTCCGCTTTGAGCGACTCTTCCACCTGCGAGGCCCGCAGCTTTTCCTGCTCTTTCTTGCTGTCAAGATCGGCTTTCAGCAGCTCCTTCTGCTCGGCGGATGCTTCCTTCAGCCCCTCGATTTGTTTCTTCAAGGCTTCCTTCTGGTTGTTCCTCTGCTCGAGCAGCTGCTCCCGTTCATACTTGGCAATGGTGCTGCTCAGCTCTTCCTGCAGGCGAGCCCGTTCCTCGGCTGTCTCGGCTGCCGCGATCTTTTTCTGCAGCTCGGCGAGCCGTGTCTGCTGCTCCTGGGCCTTTAATGCTTTCTCCTCATTGCTTGTCTGGCTGTCGATGCTGTCGATCTGGTCCTGCACGGCCTTGACCTTGTTGTAGGTCTCCTCGTCAATGAGCTTCAGCTTCTCAGCGTACTCCTTGTCGTAGACCTTTTGCCGCTCGTCCGAGGCTTTTTTTTCATTCTCAAGCTGCTTATCCAGCGCCGCGGTTTGGATGCTCTCCATTTCCTCGTACTGCTTGCGCAGAGCTCCGACGATCGCCTCACCGAGCTTGTTCAGCATACCGATGTTTTTCTCCATCGTCTGCTTTATGCCATCGGCAATGCTCTGGGTTTGCTCGAGCACCGAGTCCTGTCCGGAGGCCATCCCCTGAACAAGTCCCTCGTCGATGTATTGTCCGTATTCCTCCATTACCTTTGACGGAGAACGAATGCCCATGATCCGTCGGAAGGCGCCCGTGATGCCATTGGCAACCGCCGTGATCATGTTGATGACCGGCTGCAGCCTGCTGGTTGTTCCCGCCCTGCTGGCCGTATGTGGTGACCGTGTTGACGAGGTTACTGAAGACCGATGATAGCCAGGATCCGAGACTCGAGAAGAACAATTTGATTTGGTCCCAGTTTTTCACGACCAGATAGGCGCCTGCGGCCAAGGAGGCGATAGAGGCGATGGTTATGCCAATCGGACCAGTAATCACAGCCATTACTCCACCGGCGGCAGCAATCGCACCAGAAGCTGCAGAAAAGGCGCCGGCCAGGGTGCTAATAGCTCCAACCAACTGTGCCACGATCATCACCACAGGTCCAACTGCCGCGGCGATCGCTGCGAGCACAACTGTAAGCTTCTGGCCGCCCGGTGAAAGGTTAGAGAACCACTGCGTCAGGGATTGCACCGCCGCGCTGACCTGCGGAAGGATGTCCTCGGCCAGGCCGATCATCATCTCGCCGAGGGGCTGCAGGGCTGTCTGGAATTCCCGCCATACCTTGGTTGCCCTGACCCCGAGGTTATCCCTAAGGGCATCCCCTGCCCGCTGGGTCGCCCCCTGGAATCCCGTTACGGATCCGATCCCTGTGGCCATGGAAGTGACGACTTTTGCCTCGAGGTCCTCCCACTGCGTGCCAAAAAGCGCAACACCGATTGCATTGCGCGTTAAGGGGTCCTGCAAGCCGGCCAAAGCCACAGTTACGGCTTGGAATGCCGTCTTTCCTGTCTCCCCGCCTGCGGCAAATTTGGCGCTCATCCCGTCCGCATTAAATCCTAATGCGGTGAATGCTTGGGAGGTCAGCTCACTTCCATCCTTGGCTCGGATGTTGAATTCTTTCAGTGCGTCACCGACCTTATCGAGGTTGAAAGCTCCGGTTTCTGCTCCTTTGATCAGGATACCGAGCATGTCTTCAGCACCGATGCCCATTGCCCTAAACTGGGGAGCATATTCGCGCATCGTATCCAGCAGCTCGTCGCTGAAGTTTCCGCCTTTTTGGAACCCAACAGTGATCAGGTCCATCGCCGTGGAGCCGTCGATCCCGAAGTTTTTCATCAGTACTGAGGCGGTGCGAGTGGTTTCATTGACCTCAGCGCCAAAGGCGTCCCTTAAGGTGAAGGCATCCTTTGTAACCTTCTCAAGACTGCCGTCATCAAGACCCTGCATGTTCTGTTTGACGGTGATGAGTCCCTGAGTCACATCCTCCATGCTCTCCCCGAAGGCATCCTTCCACAGGTTTTGGGCCCTCGTACTGAGATTATCGGCCTCCTCTGCCGCCAGACCCAGGCTCGCCTGCATCTTTCCTGCGCTCTTGTCTACATCGGACGCTGCGCCGATTGCACCGACACCAATGCCGACTAGCGCTGTGGTCAGTGTGGCACTGAGCATGCCGCCAATGCCGGACAGCTGGTCCCCGACCGCCTGGAACCGATCCCTGATATCATTGAGCGTATTAGACAGCTTGTTCCAGCGGTTATTCTGCTTTTCGATCTCCTCATTGACCGATTCGAGCTTCTTCTCGGTCTTGGTCAGCTCTTCCTTGGCCTTGTTGAGCTTGATCTCAAGCTCCTGGGTGGCTTTGGCATCCTTCCCCTTGCTTTCTGCCGCCTTCTCATACGCCTTCTGCAGGGCGTCGACCTTCTGCTGCTGCAGACTCATCTGCTTAGATAATGCATCTGACTGCAGCTTCAGCCCTTCTGCACTGTTCCCGAAATCTCCAAGCTTGGCGCTGGCCGCCGCGAACTCGCTTTGGATCAAACGCAACTGCCGGTTGATGTTGCTTATGCCGTTTTGGAATCCGGTGCCGTCCATGCCGACCTTGACGACAACACTGCCGGCTTCTTCCTCTGCCATGTTGTTTCCTCACCTCCCCTCGGCTAGAAGATGTGATCGATGTAAACCATCGGGGCTTCTTTCGGCTTCACCCTGTACGCAAGCAGCTCGAAATAGTGAATGATGTCCATATTGTCGATCGACTCAAGTGTCCATCCGCTATCCAAGAGAGAAATGTAAACTTCTTTGATCGTGTCGGTGGGGCCTCCTCCGTCCCCTTCTATGCGTTTGGGTCGCTCAGGGGCTCCAGTGCTTTTGCGGCTTGGCCGGTGACTTGATGGATGCAGTCCATTACGGTTTGAAGCAGCTTGCTGGCTTCGATGCCGTCATAGAATTCATCCACCGTAAACTCATTTTTAAAGAGGTCGACGACAAACAGGGCAAGCTCATCGAGCACTTCCACCGTAACGTTACTGAAATTTGTGTTCTTGGAGATTTCGAGCGTTTTCCGGAGCATCCGGCCACTCACAAAAGGGACTGTGAACGTCTTTGTTTCTTCGCCAATTCTTAGCTCAAGCTTCATGTATGTGCCCCTTTCAATAAAAATAGGGGCGCCGGCGCGCCCCACTCATCGATGGATTAGTTCGAATAGGATTTAAGGTACTCCCATGTAGAGGCGTTCTCACCGCCCGCGTACAGTCCGACTCCCGTATTATCACCATACTTGGCCTGTTCTGCCGCTGTCAGGGTATAGTTGATTGCCTGGTTGCCATCTACAAAGACTTTGACGTTGTTCGCTGCGCAAACAATCTTCACGATATTTGACCCCGTCGTGTTGATCTTTGCTGGGCCTGCAGCGATCTGCGTATTGGCCCCCGTCGATTCGTGCTTCTTAAACATCTTGATTTCTTCTCCAGCATTGCCCGCCTGATCAAAACGAACCCACATATACTCCGTTCCATCTTTTGCTCGGAAAACCACACTGGCTTTACCCCCGGCAGGGTAGATCTGGGCTTCAGTTGTATAGTCCCCACCGGTCGCGGAAGTGGACATGATAATCCGGTCCCCCGTCGTTCCCGAATATTTCATCCGGTTACCCGAAATCACCCAGTTATCCGGAGTTACTGCGGTTGCAGTGTTGGTAGCCTGTCCGCTTTCTGCGACTTGCCCATTCGCGGATCCATCCGCCCCGGTAAAGGTGTTCTCATAGTAAGTCGTTACCGTTGTACCACCGCCACCTGTTGGCGCAGCATCGGTTGTCACCGTCAGGGCCTCAGAAGCTGCAGATACATTCCCCGCTGCATCCTTAGCTTTGACAGCGAATGTGTAGTTCGTTTCCGGATTCAGCCCTGGTATGGTCGCCGAAGTTCCTGTAACATTCACAGGACTTGGCCCGCCCGTTACGATGTAACCAGTAACACCCACCACATCCGTAGATGCCGCCCAAGCAATCGTTACGCTGTTGTGGGCTTTGCTCGTCATCGTCGGTTTCCCTGGCACTGTTGGTGCCGTTGTGTCAGCCGGCGAGGAAGCGATCGACAGATCGATGGTCTCAAAGAACCCGTACCCACACAGCGCCACTTTAGCCGCTCCCTGAGCATTTAAATGAACACCATCCGACTGCATGTATTTGGGAATGCTTGCATTATTGATCCCGCAGTTGTACAGATCCCATACCGGAATATCGTGCTTCTGACCGATCGCCAAGATCATATTGTTGTAATCGATCAGGCTCAGTTTCAAATCGTTCAGAGTTGTACCAGTGATGGGTTTCCCCGTTCCATCATCCCCACCATTGCGTTGCAGGGATGTAATGAGGACGATCTTCGCCCCGGGCATATTCGTTTTGATATAAACAATGCCCAGGTTGATTGCACCCGCAAAAGTGGTATTTACCATGTCATCCACGTTGCCCCGCGGGATATTTAACCGGTTGTCGTTGCCACCTCCGTACATGGCGTAAAGCTTTGCCGTTTTCGGAAGCAGCGCCCTGTTCGAGTAGATCGTATCGTCAGGACCAGTGCCTTTATATCCCCACGGTTTGCCGGGATACCCGTAGATTCGATTCACCATGCCGTTCAATTTAGCAAGCTGCGTCTGAAACTTCTGCAGGTCCGTCAATCCTTGCCCCTCGATGATGGAGTTGCCCCACCAAACCACTTCGATGCCTTCGTAACTTCGGGGAAGAGACCCGGTGCCCGTTCCTCCCCCCGGACTCCCAGTCGTACCCGGCCAAGGCTTAAAGCGCGACATAGGAAATCCCCTCTCCAGCTACGGAAGCATCAATCCAGAGCATACTCGCATTGCTTACCGGCAGCGTGATCGCATCCTTCTTGTCCAGTTCGGCAGCGAAAGAGCTTGCTGATACGGTTTCGGAGCCCACGTAGATCGTGCCCGTGTTGTTTTTTCGAGCAATGATTGTGATTTCCCGGCATGGAATGTTTGGCAGTTGAACTCTCACTCCAGGAGCTGTGACCGAAAGGACCCCATCTTTAATCGCTGAGCTTCCCTTCACGTTGACGTCCGAGGCACCATTGGCGCCATGAAGGGGCTCATATGAATCGGTTACAGGGTTGAAGTACTGCGGCGTAGGCAGTTGCGCCCCATCACGATACAATGACTTGCTGTGTGCTGGCATGATTATTACACCATCCTTTTTTCATATTGAAAGACTACCTGGTTGGCAGATACAAATACCGGCAGCACCGAACTGTCCGAATCTCCGGCCTCAAATACTTTGTTGAACCAAGTATCGCCCAGCGTAAATCCTGGTTCATCTTCATCACCGGTTACTTCCCACCATCCATCAAACTCACGTTTGACAAATACGCCGCTGATCACCGGAGTCTGAAACTCGGGCTTGTCTCCCTGCGTCTTATATTCCTCGGCCGGCAGGCTAAAACGTCCTTTGAACAGCCATTTATATCGAAACTTCCCATTTGATTTGATCGAACGGAAGCCGATAGCAAAATACGGAGCCGTGTCGGTATCCTTACTTACCATGATACCATTCACCACGGTCCGCCCGAGAAGATCCGCAAGCTGCTGCAGGGTCAGATCCTTTACATTGAGCTCAACAGCAATCTCTCCCAGGGCCGTTGCTGTTTCTGCCGCGCCATCGTCAGCATAGAGCGTTTCGGTTGTCGAGCTCGGGGTGACTTTCGCGCTGATCGCGCCCGCAATTTTCTGCGGTGCTGCATACAGAGCCCCTGAACTGTTGTCACTGAGCAGTTTTGCATAGTGCAGGTCTCTCAGACCTATGCGTACTCCAGCCATGGATTAAACCTCCTCCCTTCGTGTTGTGTATCTCATTGCTTTGTGAAAGATTCCTGTGTCATTCTCATAGAGGTCCGCAGAACCCGAGCGAGAAAACCCAATATTCTTCATGACCGCATCCACCCGATCCGCTATAGCCGACGTATTGGTTTTATTCCATACGTCAACTTGAATGACAATTTGGCTGGAGATGGCTGAATCATCTGCATAACCATCATCTACGTTGCTGATCTCAAAAAACGTGATCCGGGGAAATTTGCACGGCTCCGGTGCAACCATTTGGTACACCCGGGGGCCCCCGAGTAACAAAAGAAGCTCCTCGTCCTCTCGAAGAGCTTCCAATACTTCCGGTTTGATGTTGATCATAAGCCCAGTCCATCCTTAATCGCCTGCTTCATCTTTTCGATCACTTCCCCCTGCTTCTCGGCCGCAACCGGGCCCAAAAACGGTCGTGCAGCCATCTTACTGGTTCCCCACTCGAGGAATTTGCCGTAGAAAAACTCAGAGTTATCCCCTTTTTGCGGACCGACCAGCACATATTTCAGGCCCTGGCTGGTCTTGATCTTGCTGATCGTGATGTTATCCGCCAAATGGGGAGCATCGTTACTCCGCGGAGCCCGCTCGCTTGCAGCACTCCGAATGACTTCGCCGCCGGCCTGCAGTGCTGCTCTTTCGATGGCTGCGCCCTTGCGGCCCATCTCCTGCAGCCGTTTGACCAGCTCATCCATTCCCTCCAGCTTCATCTCCGCCATGTTCCTGCACCTCCAAGCACATCAGGTGAAGCTCTCTGTGGGCCTCATCCGGATCGAGTATCGCATTGATGTTATAGAGTTTGCCGGCATATTGCACCCGCATTTCACTCGTCAGGCCTGTCCGGTACCTAATCTCCACTCTTAGGGTGTTCTCCTGGTTGATGGCTGCAGCCTGAAAATACTCTCTTCCTCTGAGAGGTTTTACCGCCGCCCACAAGCTTATTGTTGGGACCCAGGTGATCACTGGTATCCCTTCGGTGTCTTCTCCTCGTAACGGCTGCAGGATATGGACCCGCCGGTTATACTTGGCCGGATTCATCGGTTACCGTTGTTCCTGTCTGCTCCCCCGGCTGTGCCTGCGGATTGGGAGCAGCAGCCGGGGCTTCCAGGAATCCAAGCTCAATGAGATACCCTGCCCGATCCTGATCCTTTGTTCTGTACTCATCACCGGCCGGATAATACCGCTGATCACGGTCGATAAACTCCACCAGGACCCTATATCCCATCTCCACAAGTGCCTTCGAGGAGGTTTTCTGACTTGATCCCGCCATGCTTTGGCTCACCTACCCTCAATTGAGTTATTAAGCTTTCGAGCGATTTTTCCAAAGCTGCATTGCCGTCCCGGTCATAGTTCAAGGCCACCTGGATCATAACGGCGAGTTTGTACCTTGCACTTGATAACTCAGGAATCCCAGCATCCTTCAGGTATTCCTTGGCCGAGTGAACCAAAAGAGCGAGAAATCCATCGTTCTCGCTCCCATCTACCCGCAGGTACGTTTTCAGTTCATCAAGGTCCAGGCTGAGCATAGAGCATCACCCTTTTCTATGGCGTTGCAACCACTTTGGCAATCCGGAAGGCCGATTTCAGCAGGATTTGATGATCCAGCCATCCGGTCAGAACAAAGAGGTACTCGCCCTTGTCCACATTTTTGTCTGTGTCGTAGATCGGTTCTCCATCATAGTTGAGCTGGGCGTATTGGAAATCACCTACCACCGGCATTGTCGCATCATCACTGAATTCTGCTGGTTTTCCGAGAATCACCTCAGGAGGTGCGTTAAACAGGGATGCATTGCCGTTGGCCAGCGTCTCCACAATGTCCAGATAATCAGAGTACTTCATAAGTACCTTAGCGTTCTCACGATAGTCCTCATGGAGATCCGCAATCGCTGCCTTAATGGCCTTATACTTATCCGCTCCGGGTACCTGTTTGATGGCATTTTGAGTAGAGTAGAAGCTCATATGCTCCTCCCCCGCCTTCGGGGTGGCGGCCAGTGCCACCTTCTTTTCCTTCGCCGCTAGACCGGACCTGAGCGCGTTTTCTACGTACGTGGTGAGTTCTACATCGGATCCATGAAGAACGGTATCCGAAATCCGGGCCTTAACCTTGTACTTGTGACGTCCGAACGCGACCTTGTCTCCTGTCAGCTCGAGCTCTTTTGCCGTTTCCTCATCGCCAATAAAGCCGTCGTCATCCAGTTCAAAAGCGATCTTGGGAACCTCCAGCCCCTTAATATTCGTTGTCCGGATCATGCCACGCAGAGGGTTCTTCGCCAATGGTTCGGAGATCAGTTGCTTACTCATGTTAGTTGGAAGGAACTTCTCTCCACCGGTTGCTGTCGGCTGCTTAATCGCTCCAAGCAGGTTACGTGTTTCATCAGAGAACTTTTCACCAAGTACTGCGGCCCGGATCAGCTCCGCTTTGGCTGCAATCATGCGCTTTTCGTCGGTATCCGCATGCAAAACCGGGTTTGCACGCTTCTGCTGTTCCAGGTTCCGCTGGCTTTCCTGCTCCCGTTCTTCGATGCGAGCTTTAATGGCATCAAAGCGTTTCTTGAGTTCCTTTTGGCGAACCTCCATCTGCTCTATCTCTTCCACCCGGGCCGCCGGATTCGTCAGGGCCTCATCAATTTTATTGGTGATGGAGCGAAGCTCAGTCCCCATGTCATTCAAGGTTTCCTTGAGTTGAAAAATCGTCGTTTCTCCTGGCATGTTATGCCCTCCCATACCTTAAAGTGGTCTCAATATCAAGCAAAAGGGCCTCATTTTTGCGTTTTAGGGCCCGAATTTGCTCCTCTGACAAGCCTTTTGGTGCTGAAAAACGCTGTGAATCCGGTACCTCAAAGGCAGTTCCATGCCGACTTTGAAGATTCAAGCTCCGTACTTCTGCGGTAGTGGACGAGTAAGCCGGAATAGGCGTAAGGGTTATCTCCTGAAGCTCCACCTTCTTGATGGTCCGAAACCAGTCGTCATCCCGTTGCTCCCACTCCTGATCGACAATGCGAAACCCAAAACTGCAGCCCTTGATCAAACCGCTCCGTATATCTTCCTTCATGTCCTGTCCGAGGCTCGAATTGTTCGGCAAAAGCTCAAAATACAGCCCATTTTCATGGCTTTCGAGAGTCAAATTAGCCCCTGAACGGCCCAAAATGAGGTTCCAATCGTGATTTTTCAGTGCGAAAATGTCGTGTCCGTCAGCCAGGGTATCATCAAAAGCACCTTTGGCGATCCGCTCATAGAAGCGATCTCCCCACCAATCCCTCAGCTCGGTGAACTCTTCATAGACGGCCGCATAGCCTGTGATCTTTGTGCCTGTGCTGGCCTCGTCTCCTAGTGCCCTTGTCTCCAGTTTGATGAGCCGCAGTGTGCGGACTTCATTCTGGTTCGGATCCGGCGTCAGTGTCGGCTTCTGATTCATCTTGCTCATTCACCTCCTTTCCAGGTGCGATGAACCGGTCTGGACTGTCAATCGGGGCCAAATCCCTGCTCATATACAGCTTATCTCCCCCTTTTTCGGGCGGCAGTTCCTCGTAAGCGCGGACTTCATTGGGTGTAAACCACCCTGAACGGACCCCTTTAAAATAAAAATCTCCGCGCGTCTTAATGTCGCCACGGAGCAGTCCATTCATATTAAATTTGATTACAGTACCCGCGGCCCGCTCCTTTGGGGTGAGCAACTTGCGGCTGAACTCCTGCTCGTACATCCGCACAATCGGGAGTAGTGTGTTCTGAACGTACTCGAGGGCCTGCTGCTCCATACTGGAAAAGGAGGTTTGCGAAAAGTCCCCGAGCATATGAGGCGGCATATTGTAAACCGCGGCCACCCGGGAGCGCGTGATTCGCTCTACTTCGAATACTTTCAGGTCAATGATGTCCTGCTTCAGCTCCTTCAGATCCTGGCCGGAGTCAATGACGATCACCCCGCTGCCGTTTTTGGAGTAAAAGTCTGCAAAGTTCTGGAGCATCGCCTTCTTTTTCTCGTCGCTCAAGGAACCGTTAAGCTTCAGGATAAACGAAGCCTTGATCCCGCTCTCCATTTGACTGAGGCTGAACTGCTTGACCTGCGTGTCATAGTTGATCGTGTTACGAAGTACATCCAGAGGGGAGATCCCCTTATATCCAATGGTATGGAAGTGCTTGACGTGAATCATATCCATGTTATGGATATAGTAAGTACCGTCATCCCCTTGAACTTCATACCAAAGTTCCTTTGTACTGCTCTCTTGAACCGGCTTGACCTTCCTAGGATTGAGCAGCCACAGCGCTTGGACTTGGTATCTGGCGTCCCTCTCGATTAAGGCATAACCGTTGCCGCTCGTATCTCGAAATGCTTCCAACGTCCGGATAAAATCAAAGCTGGTCATGTTGGGATTCGGTCCATATTCGAGCAGCTGCGCAATTGGTGATCCGGTAACCTGTTTGTAGCCGCGGTAAACCTTCAGTGGCAGGCTAGCCATGGAGTTCGAGAGCCGCGATACGGCCGAAAAGATCGTCTCATTGGAAGCGTCTAGCTGCCCGGACCGAGCGAACATGTTGTACGGTTCAAACCATTTTTGAAATCCGCCGATATTTCGATTCGCCCTGGTCTCCAGCTTTGCACCCAGGCCGAACCAAGAAATGACCCTTTGTACGATACCCATCGTTCCCCTCCTTTCCCTCAAAATTTGTGCTGATTAGAACGTCCAGACCTCCACATCCCCACTGTCTGGAGGAGCCACCCGAGCACGCACGAAACCATTGATCACTGCTGCTATGGGGTCAATCCGATTGGTTGATTTCGCCTTATCGAGCAGTAGATTCTCTTTATCATCCGACTTGGTCACTGCATTCCCCAGTGCCCAGGTAAGCACGGGATCGTCCTGATGAATGATGCGTTTCTGAAGCACGAGCTCTCTGAAGTCCTTAATCGGCTCCGAGAGCGTCTGTACCCCTTGCCTGATCTCGACGATCTCATACCCTCGTCCCGCCATATTCTGAGCAAACTGTGTCGCCGCATAACGGTCGTAGCATATTTCTCTCATCACCCAGCCCCTGCGTACTTCCTCCTCCAGCAAATAGTTCTCGATCACCGACTGGTCCACCACAGCGCCCGGGATCACCGTAAGCCAGCCTTTGCGGATCCAGAGATCATACGGGACCCGGTCTGTCTTTTTCTTATGCTCGAGTGTCTCCTCCGGGATAAAGGAATGCTGAGCAACGTAAAAGCTCCCCGTTGTCAAAGGAACCACGAAACCCACCGAGGACAAGTCAATTTTCATGGACATATCCACGCCGGCAAAACAGGTAAGGCCTCTTACTTCAGGCAGCTGCAGCTCGGGATCCGATTTCTTGCGCTTAAGGATACCGCAGGCAGCCCATTTCTCCATGTTCATGTACTGCTTCTTCGGATGACTCATCCAGACATTCATGTTCTTCGTCATGAAGTCTTCCATCATCTCGGGCTTCTCGAGCGCTTCTTTCAGCCGCGACCGCATCTTCTGAACGCCTTCGGGATAGGAGCATGCGATGGGGTTGGCCTTCACCCAAACGGACTCATCCTTGATGTCGTCGATCAGGTTTCCGTCGTCATCCTTATCAAGCTCGTTCACCATCGCAAAATAGGATTCTACCTCGGTCGGGTCATCCGGATTGAGCAGCCGTGAAACGAATTGGTACTCGGTGCGGTAACATGGACTATTGAGGTTCGTGCCGGCTGTGGTAATGATAAAGATCAAGGGTTGCGACCGCGCAATCATGCCGGAGTCGATGACGTTCACCATTTCATCGGTCTCATGAGCGTGGTATTCATCGATGATGCCGCACTGCGGGTTAAGGCCGTCACCTTTCTTCTTGTCCTCTTGGCTCAGCGGCTTAATAATGGAGTAGCTCTTTAGGTGCCGGATAATACCATAGGTGGTTTTGAACTTGCCTTTCAGCTCCGGGCACTGCTGGATCATGTAGTCCGCTTCGCTCCAGACGATCTTGGCTTGCTCCCGCTTCGTTGCAGCGCAGTAGACCTCGGCCATCGACTCTCCGAATGCAGATGCCTCATAAGTGGCAACACAAGAGTTGCTCTGGGATTTGGCATTCTTACGGCCTACCTGCCAATATCCCTTATTGAACCGCCGGTAACCGGTGTCCATGTGGATCCAACCGTAGATGTTTCCGAATATGAAGTACTGGATTTCATGGGGCTCAATGCGCTGCCCCTTCAATACGCCTTTCGTGTGGCGGAAGAGATTCATCCATAAAAAAAAGCGCATTGCACGCTCTTCATCAAAGATATAGGGAAACTCCTCCGTGCCCTCTCGCTCGATATCCCGGAGGAAACGCATGCACGCCCACTTGTGCTTCTGGCATGCAATCACTTCGCCATTGATTACATCATGGCTGTAATCAATTAAAAATTGCTTCAGCATTACACATCACCGAACGTCCTCGTAAACTCGTCTTCTTCATCTGGCTGTCCACGCGGAGGCATGGCAATCTTGGCTCTTGAGGCTGGCGTTAGTCCGAACTCCACAGCTAGGGATCGCATCTGGCAATCTTGGCTCTTGAGGCTGGCGTTAGTCCGAACTCCACAGCCAAGGACCGCATTTGCTCATGCATCTGCTTCTTTTTGGCCAGAAGGGGATGTGCCACTTCGTTAGTCACTCCTGATTTGTTGGTATGCTCGACCATAAATCCATCGTTCTTAATGATCCTGGAGATCTCGATGTAATCTGCATAAGCATCGCAGTACAGAGCAAGAGCATTGACGTCCACATTCGTGAGCAGGTCAATCTCCTTGAGCTCCTTTGCGATCCGGCGGAACTCCTTTTTGGCTGTGTCACATAACCAGGCCGGCGGATTGGTACGATTTGAACTCGGCTGCAGCTTCTTCTCCCTTTCCTGCCGCAGCTCGATCTCTTCCTTGGTCAGGTGCTTCTTCCCTTTGATCAGAAGTAGATTAACGGGCATTGCCTTTCTCCCAGCCATTCCATAACTCACCTCCTTTTCTGGTCTATTTTTTTAAAGTGAGAAGATTCAGAATGAAATGGAACTTTCGTCAAATAGAAAAAGGAGCCAACTGTGGCTCCCCGGTATACTACTTATGGTTTCATAGGCACATAGATCCAACGAGATATGCTTCTATGATAAAGATGTTTATCTAGATAAAATGTTCCTTCAACTCCTGTCCAATAAGGAGAGATCTCAATATGATTACCATTCTCATCGAGGGCTTCATAAGTATACCAATATTGCCCTGGCGGTAAATCGAATTTTACTAAACCATCTTCCCCAGTAATCATAGTGTATCTATTTCCTATAGCATCGTTCACAACCACTCTTATATTTGAAAGGGGTGTCTGCTCTCCAGTATAGTTAGAGACCGTCTTAAAAGTGACCGTATCTACAGGCTCTTTTGGAGCAGTATCGACTAATTTACGAAGTTCATTAATCTGTTTTTGTTGTTCATTGATTGTCTCCTGTAATTGCGCTAATTGTTCTTTCATCGCCATGAGTTTAACAATTTCTTCCCTTAATAAGGAGATCTGCTCAGGTATTGATTTCTCAGAAGCAGCAAGTGCTGTAGTTCCGAAGACAAGTAAAATTCCCACTAAAGCCAGAATCCTAATTGTGTACTTGAGCTTATACATCAATTATTACCTCCTTTGTATTATATTTCAATAATAGCACCACCTTATTAAATTAAATAGTAAAGATAATTTAGATTGACATGCTACGAAGGGCATTTTTAAGTCGTTTCACTTTAATGAGTGGATTTCCACCTTTTCGAAACAACACATTAACTCCTAACATTGTTTCCCCCCTTGTGCCCAAAAAGGGAATTTTTTTCGCACGCGAGGCCCCGTCGGTCCGGAAGAGGCCCCTAGACAGCTTTTAAGGCAGGGGGGGAGTCTTTTTGGCACTTATTGTCTTTGGGTTTACCCAAGACTGAGCATGTCACACAAACGATTCGGGTGCATCTGGTACTACATGGTAATCAACCTCCTTTCATTCAAGCCTTGCAATTAAGCAAAGCTGGTGAGTTGTTCTCCACATACCTGGTTGCATTCAGGTGTCGGAGGACAAGAAGGGAGCAGCTATCGCGTGGCGATCATCTGCTCCCTGGTCATTGCACTATTTCTTTTTTTAATAGCTGAATTAATTCTTCAAAATCTTGTTTTAAGTATTGGGTTTGTTCATTTGACAATAGGTCATTAATTTTATTCCAAAATAACTCTTCGTCAAAATTTGTATCACTTAAATCAATCGGAAGATCCTTAAAGGCTTTTGTTAGTTTATTGATTTTTTTTAAATTACGGCAGACTCTTGCCCATTCCCATGGATACCACAGTAACCTTTTGTTAGTCTCTGAGAGGGCTTCAATTTCAATAAATACATAATACATAAGGCGAGTGTATGCTGTTTTCTTGAGGCTGTTCATATAGACTCCTTTAGCTGATCTGAGTAATAACATTACTCTTCACAGAGTATCACAAAGGAGATGTTCAAAGAAGCTATCCACGCTAACCTGCCATTTAGTTCAACGACTCCCCCATCTTCATGCGTTGCCGTGTATTTTGTTGTGACAGGCATCGCAAAGACTAACCAGATTATCAAGCTGCAGCCGCAATTCCCACGCTTTACGCACCTCTTGGATGTGATGGACCATAGCCGCCGGTCTCAATTGCTGCTCTTTCAGGCAATGCTGGCACAGATGGTTATCACGATTTAAGGCTGCTTGCCTCGTTGATAACCAAGCTGAAGACTTGTAGAAGGCGACGAATTTAGGTTCCCTTGCCTGCCGATCGTACTGCCTGACGGTTTGTTGTTGATGAACCTGGCAGTAACTACCCTCAGTCAGCTCCGGGCACAACGGGTAACCGCAAGGCCTCTTAGGCTTCTTATTCATTTGCCCTCCTGTCCTAGAGCCTCTATTTAAACCATCTATTTCTTGCAGAAATAAAAAAGCCTTGAGTTATCAAGGCTTCAGGTTTAGCTTATGCTGTTGTTCTATCCTTATTTTATTCCGTAGTTTTTTAATTTCTACTTCTCGGTCGAACAAGACCTCATTGTAAGTTCCATCATTAGCAATTAGTTTCATAAGTCTGTCATCTTTATCGAAGTAGTAGTTAAAACTCATCCTGCTGTTATCCTCAAGGAAGCAGATACACTCAACATTTAATCCACTTGGTATTGAGGAGAACTTAACACTCTCGTAATTAGGGAGTTTTGCATTAGCAATTAGCTCGGAAGGCAAAATAATATGGCCATATTCCAAGTCATAAAGTGATTTTATCTCAATTTTCAAAGGTATCACCCTTCTTTTCGAAATTCTGAATCCAATACCCTTCTCAAGTGTTCATAAAGGTCGTCAACATGCCCGAGAGCTGCTTCGTATTCTTCTGGCCCCCAAGTGTTACGGTTACTATTGCCAACCAGTTCGTTTACTCGGAATTCAAGGTATGCAGCAATCATGCCAGCATTATTTCTAATCCTTTGAGGAATCCATTTATAACTTCTCCCCGAGAATAATTTTGAGTCACCTAATTCTGTACCTTCTTTAGACACATTATAATCAAGTATTACTTCAGGGACCATTTCCTTTTTTATTATATCATCAAGATTACGTTTTTTTCTGGTTATAAATTTGTCAGGTCGAAGAATTTTGGCCGCGGCAGTTCCTTCTTCTTCCCGTCTGACCATCTGCCTCAATGCCTCTTCTGGTACAGTAGGTAAAATTTCCCTTAATCTATTTATCTTTTCATTCTCTTCTTTTAGACGTCTCTCTCTTTCCAATAAGAGTTCAGTATTGATAAAGGAATCCCTTTCAAGCTTCCCTCCAGCATCTTCAAATACTTCTCCGGTCATCTTATCAATTTTGGTCGGAGTAAGGCGTTCAAAGCTTTCACCTTCCCGATCAATAAACTTAATGACATCGCTTTTTTCCTTCTCTTCCTTATAAAACTTCCAAAGATCTTCTAATCCTAGTTCTTTATGATGCACCACGCACGCAATATTATCCTCTTCAGTAACAGCTTCTTCTTTGTCGATGGCTCTAAGAACCCTCCCCACAAATTGCTCATATGGCAGAGTATGTCTAAAGGGTCTAAAAATTGCTGCTACAGAAAGATATTTATGATCATAACCTTCTCCAAGCTTTGCGACATGAATTACAACTTGGACCTTATGATTCTCAATAGCTTTTAGTCTAGTGTCTAAGTCATCTTTTTTTAGTTTGCTATGTACTAAGGCAACCTCCTGCCCTAGACCCCTGTATAGTTCCTCGAGTTGTTCAGCATGCCAAATACTGCAGGCTACTGCAATAATCTTATGGGGAACACCCGTACTTCTTTTCTCATTAAGGATTGCTACGCTTTCCTGGACAACCTTTAAGCTGCATTCTTTTGAGTAAGCAACTGATCTGGTGATCCAGTCCTCATCCTTTAAGTTCATATCCCTTATTTGCTCAACAGAATATACGGTCCCGTCTTTCTTGTCGAGTGTTAGGTATAATTTATCAGGGACATAATGAATTCTTTCCAAACTCTTCACATAACCACTTGCCATCGCTTGACTCAAGGGATATTTATATACAAATTTACCTTTAATTTCCTCTCCATCACTTCTGGTAGGGGTGCCAGTTACTTTAACAACTTTTGCTGCTGAAAAATACTCCAAGGTTCTTTCCCAGGTTGGTGCGGTGGAATGGTGCGCCTCATCAATAATAACCATCCCAAAGAAATCATGGCTTACTCGATTGATTAGCGCGTTATCCAATCTTTCTTGTAGTTTATGAATGTTCAGAATAACGATATCTGCTTGATTTAGCTCCCACTCACTTGTCTTAGAATCGTATTCGATAACAGCTGGTAGTTCCTCATATTTCGAAAATACTCCCCTTGTTAGCCAAAAATTTTGGGGATGGTCAGGGTCCAACGAGTCCAACACTGCATCTTTAATTACAAGTTGTGGCGTAACAATTAAGACACGGCCAAATGATATTCCAAAGGGTGCAATACCCATTAAGCCAGTTTTGCCCACTCCAGTAGGTAATACTACAACCGCATGCTCATCACTTTTATTTTGTACAAAGTGCTCTTGGATAGCTTGGTAAGCTAGTATCTGAGGTTCTCGTAGTTCACTGTTTGAATCAATATTAGGCATGGACTCGATAAAATAATTATGATTCATATTACGAATTACTCCCCTTTTTTGCCAATGATTTACTACTCAAACCATTCGACAAGTTGGGAGAAAACCCTTCTCGACTTCCCCATATCTTATATTTTGATGAACTCCAGCACCTCGAATTTCCCCAAGCACGGCATGGGTTTATCCTGTTTTCAGAAAATGAGTTCCACACGTCCTATTTATGGGTAACTGCTATAGCTGAACTTAAGAACGGCCTTGTTAATGGTATCTTGAGTAATGCCAATGTAACGTAGTGTAATCGATGGATCGCTGTGTCCAAAGATCTCCATCAAGAGCCCGATGTTCTTTTCGCTTGACATGTATAAGTGATACCCGAATGTTTTTCTTGTTGTATGACAACCGATAGAGGTGAGGCCGTATTTGCCACAGACCTTGTTCAGCATCTTGTATACAGTGCTTCGATCAAGTTCTCGTCTTATTCTCACTTTCAGCTTCACCTGTCTGCTGCGGAATAACATTTCGTTGTCCTCACGGCCGGCAATGTACTCTGCAATACCTTTCTTCAGCTCAGGGTGAATTGGCAGCAACACCTGGCTCCTGTTCTTCTTTTGCCTAATGGAGAGCTCTTTTCCTTTTAAATCCTTAACACGAAGTCGAAGCATATCTGATATTCGCAAACCGGTGTAGATCCCCACCAAGAAAATAGCATGGTACTTAGGGTTCTTTTGCTTGAGTTCCTTTAATATTGCATCGATGACCTGGAAGTCGCGAATTGGTTCCACGCTGTTCAACCCGGATCACCTTCCCTCGACACCAAATTGATACCTCATGCGCTCTTGTCCCTCCTACACTATTTGTTCATGGCGGAATTTAACTGGTCAATGTCGTACCACCGCCTAGTGACAGCAACCGAACTGAATTTTCCTCTTAGGTATAAGACATAAACATGTTCGCCGTTATAAGTGCAGATATACTCCCATCGGATATTCTCACTCGGTTTCAGCATCTCTCTCACTCCACCCGGCTCATTTGGAATGCACTTTTCCGCGTGGCAACTCCTCTTCGAGTGCACGTCGGTTTAGAACAGAACTGTTTCGATGCTTCCCAGCGGCCCCAGTAACAACCTTTGCAGATGTCCGGTTGCATTGGAGGATGTGGTTCCCTACGCATCCGACGTTTCCCCATGCCCTCACCCCAAATAAAAAAAGAGCCGCATATGCGACCCTCTGGCTTCCATTGTATAAACAATGGAGACTATTCACAATTTTATACATAATTGATCCACAGCCCTTGTGAATACTATCCATTATTCATCATAATAAGGGCATTTCACCCACCCTCATATCACACCCTCGACGACTGGCGTCTAAGGATCAAAGTCCCACAGCATGACCGAGTGCCTACGTTGATAAGGGTACAGTAGACTTCACCCGAGCCGGTATCGGCTCCTTGGTGATACTGTACCCCTCAAAAACAGACATTGTCTGGACAGCACTTGGACAAGGATTGGACATTATTTACTCCAAAAATAAAAGTGTATTGGCTACGGATTCTATGCCATCGATAATTTTACGATCGATTGTTTTATCGCAGCATTCCCACTGTTCGAACCTCAGAATTGTTGCTGCTCTGGAGTTTCCCCTGAGAAACCGGTATTCCATTACTTTCCGAACGTCCTCTTCAAGGATCTGTGCCACAGCCCTTTCCAGAAGGCTTGTAAATTTGATTAAATTAGCTTTCACGTTACGCAGTTCTTCTGTCTGTGGTGGGTTCCTTTCCAAAAATTCAAGCCGGCTTTTCTTCTCTTTATACTGACCCAAATAGCGCTTGGCACGTTCGATATCTGCTTTTGTTGCCTCTGGAAAAAGATCCTCCATCTTATACATAACCGACATTCCCCTCACCCATCCCCACATGCTATAATTTGGGTGAGAATTTGCCCTCCACCGCGTCCCTGCCAAGGAAACGTGCGGTGGAGTTTTTTTATCTCTCTATTTTTATTGTGTACTTAACAAAGGCTAGGCCTTATATCCATCCGAACTTAAGATATTCTCTTTTGCAATGTCAACTTGCACTTTGTGAGGTACTCTTCAAACTTTATGTGAATTTTTCCAGCTGCTAGGAAGATGGCTGTCTCCTTGTCTCTATGTGCCGCAATTCCTGCCCCACATAAGCAATCAGAAACGACCCAGGCATCTGAATCCCAGCGAACAAAAAACCTATATCCTTTGTACTCGAAAGCGAATTCCCCTACCACTTCATACTGCTTTATTTTCCCGTTATGATGTGTACGGATATAAAATTTTTCCTTCATCGATTCACCAACTTTAACAATTATGGTAAATTTTATAATTAATTTACACTCTATATATTAATTACTTGATATAATTTCACTTGTAAAATTATACCTAATGAGGAGTGTTTTTCATGAAAAAAGCATTTAAGATTCTGGCCAGTTCTGTTTTAGCATTTTCTTTAACAACAGGAGCTGCCTATGCAGCAGAGCCTGCAGCTCCCACCCAATCTTCCAATACTCAAACTCAACAAGCCCAAGTCGATGAGGTAGCAGCAACTATCAATTTAAAAGTTGGTCAAACCTACAAGTTCAATATCTTCACATATGGCACTTCAAGCAATTATAACGTGGCCTCAGTAGGATGTAAGAAGTACTATACAAGTCAAATGCACTATTGCCTTGTGACTGCAAAGGCTCCTGGTGAAACGTATGTAAAACTCAGTATTGGGGCTATAAATCCGACTTTTACTAGAACTTATTTAATTCAAGTTACACAGTAATCTAAATCACATTCTCTTATGATGTCACAAATAACTCTTCAGCACCTTTAGGGGTGCTTTTTTTATTAGTATAGAGTTTTAATGTCGATGCCCTGATTCAGATACTTTACCGGTGATTGTCATTTTCCCATCTCGAGAAAGCAACTCCATTATGTCGCCATGTCCATTTTCGTACTGCTCAATTTCAAAAGAGAGCCGTTTTTCATCTGTATCGTATTCCGGAGGATAATAATCATTTGGAACATCGAGTTCAATTTCTATGGTCACTGTCAAGATCGCTTTCACATGAACACCCCTATTCATTGAATTACTTTGCTTTGGATTCAAGTTCCCGGGCTCGCGCCGCTAATTGCAGTGATTTTGTTCTGTATTCGCCCGCCTTATCATAGTCACCGCGCGCAAAGGCTTGATGTGACTTCGTTTCCCATTCGCCAGCCCGGTCATACAATTTTGAAATTTCTTTGTTCTTGCTCATGTACGCACCCTATTCATACTAATACATGGATTAGCTATGATTTCCACATACTCTTCTAACAGGTTTGTTATATAATCATGCTGAGAAGGGAGTGTGTGACAATGTCTTTTGATGACATTTTGAATCAATATAAAACCGAAAATAAGGAAATAATGTCCGCTTATTCTGTAGTCATGAATGCCTGCTTACTTCTCTATCCTGCAACACAGTACGACAGATCGGAAAGACTCTTAAAAATCAGAGAAGCTCTTCAGGATGTAAATATGAAAATTGAATCTGGAGTAACTCCGTCCAACGTCTTAAGGGAATTCCTTAAAGTAGTGTCTTCACAAATACAAGATGGGAAAGCAGATGAATTAGAAGAGCTTGTGGGTCGAGTTTAGGTAAGATATATCCTCCACTATTCTTTGAGCTGCATGACTTTCTGATGACTATCAGGCACACCACCAATTCATTACGATACTTGCCCCTCCATCATCTTCAGCAGCTGCTCCCTATCGATGTTGGTAAACCGAGTAACATCCTCGAGCGTCAGCTCCTTGTTCTTCACCCCGAGGATCAACCCGTGTATCCTGGCCGCCAGCACCACCTGACGGTCCACCTTTAAAAGTCGTTCAATCCGTTCGGCGTGCTCCTGAACTTCAATACTCATTCGATTCACTCCCCTTCCCCTTAACTGCTTCCATCCTGGTGTAAAGCTCCTTCACTGCTTGCTCGCTCCCTGTAAGCCGGCTAAGCTCGCGTTCAAGCTCAACGATATGCAATGCTTGCTGCTCGACGGTGTCGAACAGATTCTTCAAGTCATCCACCCGAACCAGTTGCACGGTGATTCCACTCGTGATAATGATTCTCGTACCTTCCTGAAGCTCCTGAATTTGTTCCAGTACCAACATGCGACATAACCTCCATTACCGTGTATTTGTCAAAACCGCTGCCGCGGCCCATTCAAGCGCATAATTGAGCTGAAAGCGAGTCATACCAAACTCTCGAGCCAGGATGGATCTGGGTCGATGACGGTTTGCATGTAATCGCTTCAGATCATGCCGGTTAAGTTCAATCTTCAGTGTCCTGAGAAGTGGATCCTCGTCACTCAACACATATGCACGTTGCAGAATACTTTTGGATGTGCGGACCTCACTGGAGATATCTGCTGCAGTAAACCAGGACTGCCCCTTCCTCTCCGTTCTCACTACGAGGCCGCACTGGATGAGCACCCTTACGTACTGGCGGATGCTTGAATGGGCTATGTCCGTTCTGAGCAGCATTTCCTTGTACGTGTACTTCCCCGTCTTAAGAAACTCATATAGCACGGCTTGTCCCTTAGTGAGTACTGGAGTTAAAACTTCCTGCCTCTCTTCCACGCTGCTTCCCCCCGGTTACACAAAGTATCTCTCACGTCTAATTCGCTCTTTCCATTCAGCCGGCATACCTTGCCCATTCGTCTCATAATGCCGCTGACCCTTTACGAATGACACGAATACTCTCTTGGCTCCATCAAAATAAAAACCGTTCAAACTACCGCCAGCTGGCTTCACTTCACTGACCTCCAGCTCGTTCAGCAGATCATCAATAGTCACTTGGTTCTCTTCCCGGTACTCCTCCATGGCCTGTCTCCTTACTGCGTTGTTACTTTCAATAGCAGGGTCCTTATCTCTGCTGCATACGGCTTGAGGTACCTTTCCTTCATCTCGTCATAAAACTCCTGAGACGGCCAAGCGCTATCTGGACTCAGCAGGATCGGCTCCAGCCGGCTGCCGTGATGCGTCCACCGAATAATCGTCCCAATACTCCGGATCGTCCAGAGCCTAAGACTGAGCTCCAATGCCTTCCTGCGGTCCGGGAGGAAAATACACTCACGAATTAACTTGCTCCATAGCTTGCTGTCCTTCTCAAGATCTGGCCGCGGATCCGTAAGGAGAAATGCGTAGTCACTCTCAACCGGCAGCTGGGGCATGCTTCGTTCTCCACTTGGTTTCATACTGTATCCAGGCATCCTCGAACTCCTTGTCCGTCATGGGAGCAAGCTTGTCCATCGTGCGGGCCATGTCCCTGGTCTCCCGGAACGCTTCACGTGTAAGCATCTGGGGAGGCTGTGTCGTCCCGGCCATCGGCAAGTGCGGCTTGCTGCGCGGAGTTCGGGCAGCATTCCGGCTGCTGCTGGTCGCCTGCTGTTTCTTCCGTTTGGCCTCTTCCCTTGTGCCGATTCCTTCTCTCTCCCACCGTTCTGCAATGGTCTCAAGGAACCGGATATTCGGCTTCCCGTTTGAGCTCTCACCAGCCTCAAGCAGCAGCTCCTTGACGAATTCCTCCGGATGTCCCTTGTCGATAAGCTTCACGATGAACCCGCTGATCAATGGGGGCATAGACAGATTCCCGAATACGGTCACATAGACATCCAGGATGGACTGTGCAAAAGCAGGTGCAGCCGAAGCTTTGGGACTCGGGACTGCCCCGACCTCGTATGCTGCTTGCTCATGTGATGTGCCTGGATCATCGTCTTCTTCTGTGGGTTCTGTATGGTTAGGTAATGTATTGTTAGGTACGGTACGGTTAGGTACGGTACGTGCGCCGTCTTCCGACTGTCCGTCGGACGTCACGCGGACATCCTTGGACGCTCGTCGGGATTTCCGCTTCCTCTCCCGGTCCTCTTCGCGCTTTTCCAAGAGACGTCCGGCATAGTCATACCAATCATGCAGCCGAAGCTCACCGGACGTCTCGTCCTCGTCTACCCAACCAGAGTCCGTCAATGCGTGAATGAAGTCGTCAGCTTCCGCTTCCGACATTGCGGCTTCGGCGATATCCTCTCTGTCATACCTGGACAGATTCCCATCCGGTGCAAAATCCAGCGCCCACCACCACAACAGGTGGAGATGGCCGATCGCAGCCGGTACAGTAACCCTCAGCTTACGGGCAAGCTTCTTCGTCTTCGGATGTCTGGCGAGCTCCTGGTGACTCTCAATCCACATACGGCGGCCCCCATCCGTACCGGGCAGCAAACACAGCCTCGTGTGCCCGATGAAAATTCGATTTTGACTGCCTTAATCGCTGTGCCAGGACTTGATACTGACGGGACCGGTAATCGGTCCCTGTCACCTGCTTCTCCGCTGCACGGGCCAAGAGTTCGAGCTCTTGACCGTCAAATTCCAAGCAAGCTTTGGCTGGAAACATCCACTTCCACGCCCCTTTCGTTATTCCGCTAGGTCCAGCACCTGAATCACGGTTGCTCGTCCTACACGAATAGCAACAGCAGACTCGAATACGGCCATCAGCTCCGGCCCCCAGCTGTTCATGGCTTTCATGAGATTGAATTTGTTCGCAGGATTGAATAAGTTAAGCGGCGAGCGCAACAATATTCCTGAACCCGTTGGATAGAGCAACCCGATCGGCGCCGCGCCACTTCAAAAAATCAAACGGTGACACTGTGTTCGCCCACTTCACCTTCCGGTAAATTTCCGGATGGGCCAGCACGTAACAAGCTGCAGCATATTCCCTGTCTTGAAATGAGCCGAACAGGACAAGCAGCTTACCGAAGTTAGAGCGATGTTCTGTATTAACAAAATGGATGCCGGGCATCAAGCGCCCCCTCCTTGCCAATCTCATCATCAGCAGGTATACTGGTCTCAAGCTTTTTATCTAAATGAGCATTCACGATGAAGTCGCCCCGCCAGGCGGCTTTTTCGTTTTTGTTGGACCTACTCGATTCGCGCGTCTTAAAAGCGGCAGCCATACGAGATACCTCACTGGCTTTCAAAATCCCCGTTGCATACACAGCGCCGGAGCTTAACCCGCATTGTTGAAGCATCTTCGCAAGTACATCACCGCTCACCACGCTTCACCTCCATTTCGTGTTTCTGGATCATTCGCTTCCGGTCGATCCCGAACTCTTCCTCGAGAACCCCCTGCAGCACAATGGTCTTCTCGATCACATCCCGAAGTTCTTGCCATACCCTTTCCGCACTCGCCCGGCGCCTCTCGAGATCAATGTGCTTAGCCATGAGCAGTCCCTCCAATGCTTGCTCTAGTTCGCCAAGGTCTTTCAGGAGCACGTCTTTTAGAGCCGCAGGATGAAGATCCAGGTTAGGCAAGTCATCCAGAATATTGGAGATAAAACCTCCGGTCCGCTCATCCGCAATCTTAAGCGCTATTTTCCAGCTTAGGCCCGATAAGACGGGATCCAATGATGCGGGCAACTCGCGGCTCCCGGATTCCACCTTAGAGATCAATGTGCGATCCACTGGAAGCCTCTGCGCCAGCTCCGCTTGAGTGAGCTGTTCATGTTTGCGAAACTCTTGGATGGCCTGGCCTATGTTCATCGCCTTTCCTCCTTCACAATTTCTTATTATTTGGTGACAGCATGTCATTAGACCCTATCTGGATTTGTGACATGGTGCTGGGATAGTATGAAGCTGTACTTAACCGGTACTCGACCGATTCCCCGTGCAACCTGCTACCTAACCCAGTAGCAGGTTATTTTTTCACAACACGCCAGCCTGCTTCCAGTAATGCGGGAACTAGTGCCTCCTTCTCCTCTTCCGTCTCGGCGGCGTAGTAAGCCTGGACCAGTTCGGAACGTTCAGCGGCGGCCCTCCAGATCGCTCTGGCAATGCGGTTATATTCGTCCCAGATCTTCTGGTTCTCTTCAGGCGTCTTCACCATGTAATCATCACAGATGTGGACGGTTGAATTCCCGTAAGTGAAGGTCTTAACGATGTTCCCCGGTATAGCAGATACTGGCTCGTTCATAGGTATCGCCTCCCCATGAACATTCATATGCGGGACAATGGCTGGGACGGGCATTGTTTTTCCTCCTTCTACATCCTATTTATTGTTGACTTTTGTCAACGGTGTGTCATAAAAAAATAACCTTTCAAAAGAACATTCAAAATAAGCAATCATTGAACCAATCACTTTAGATCCAGGACTTCTTTTTCCGTTCATGATCAAGCTTAAGGTTGACTGTGATATACCAGTATTACTCGCCAGTTCCTTCATAGAAAGCACTTTTTTACGCTTCATTTCTGATAAAAGTACTTCCTTTTTTATCACTGCTTTTTTCACTCCAACCAAGCTACCTCACTCCATCCATTAACTTTTGTCAACATCTGATGAAATAGTAACACTGCCATTGACTTCTGTCAACACTTTTTGAGGGTCATTATTTATCTTTGTCAATGACAAATGTAAACTTAGTATTAAAGTACTCCATTAAAGGGGATAGTTTATGCACTTTGGCGAGGAACTCCGGAAAATTAGAGAAACGAAAGGGCTTACCCTTAATCAATTAGCAATGTATTCTGGTGTAAGTTCCGCTCTAATTTCTAGAATTGAGAATGGAACCCGTGGTGTGCCCAAACCCGAAACAATTGAAAAGCTCGCGAATGGATTAAAAATCCCTTATGAGAACCTAATGTCAATAGCTGGATATATTGAGGAAAATAATAACCTAGAACCTTTAAATTTTGAAGCACAAAAAAACGCCCTTATTGTTGGTGAACTCGCTGCAAAGTATGGGATAGACTTATCAGACCCTATTAAAAGAGAGCAATTTGAAAATATAATTCGAATAATTGCTTCGAATTATATTGATAAATCATGATTGTATTTTTGAATCACTAGTACTACCTCTTCAATCAGTTCCGCAATATCAATGTTTGTTAATTCTGGCATAAGTTTAACAGCTTGAAGTAACTCTTCATTAGCTGTTGGTTGAGTTGTCACATAATCATCTCCGGTAAATATGAAGTTTTTTTCCAATTATAAATGAGAACACATGTTCTTAGCAATCTATAACAAACAAAAAGATAAGCAACCACCTGCAAAAAAGTGGTTGCTTTATCAGCTTAATTTCTCACAGCCAATTTTTCAGGTGGTATTAAATCCCTTAATCTTGGTAGTCTTCCTGGCCCCAAACCGTAACCCTCATCAGTTTCGATTTGGTTTTCGATGTAATTTTTCAAGTCCAAAATACTTTGACACTTAAATAATTTAATTGCTTCTAATGCAAAATTTTGAGATTGTAGGCGTGTGAAGAAACTTAAATTTTCACCATTACGATAAACATATGTATAAGGGAACCATTTTTCAAATTCATTGTGATTGAACTTCTTACTTATGTGATACAATAACAAGTCAGCTTCTACAATTCTAGATTTATTATATCTATCCGTTGCTCTTTCACGAATTAATATCTCCGCACTATTACTGAAAAGTCTGTTTTGTAGTCTTCTTTTTCTCCTCTCATCTAGTGAGTATGTGTGCTGGCAAAATTCCGTAAATGTCATTGGTTCTTGTCTCTCACCAATAAAATAAGAACTCATTGTTAAACTGGCAATCTCCTCAAATCTCCTTTTGTCAATCAAAACCATTACTAGGAATATAAACGTCTCTCTAATAAAGAACTTATAGTGATCACACTGCTCTTCATCATCATTAATGTTAGGCTGTGTATATAAATAAAACTGTTCAAAAAATGTAATAAAATTATCAAGGGGTAGGTTCTCTTGGTTGTCACATATTTGTTCAATAAAACGGACAAACTCATTTCTTAAAGGTAGCATATTATGAACGTTACTATAAACTATTTCATCAATAGTTTTATCTTCACTACTCTGATACTCGAATTGCTTTAACGTCAGCAGGAACTCATCTAAAAACTGCCTTGTTAATCCTTTTACTCTTTGAGGTGCACGAGTATAAGCATCTTTTAGTTGATTATTAATTGATGCCTCCTTTATGGTACTTATCGAATTTTCATTTATATACGCTGGTGCCTTGCCACGTTCTGGACGTCGATGCATTGGCTTATTGTATAAGTTCCGAACTAATTTTTCATATTCTTGTTCGAACTGATCCTGGGAAGACAGGTCTATATAAATGTTCGATTTACAGTATATTGGAACATATGCGCGTCCCTCTTCGTCTACCTCGGCAATAATGGGAATGATCTTTTCTTGAGTAACATTCTCATACAATTCTGGAGAGATTATCTGGGTTTCTGTTCCCACCCCTCCTTTTCTTTGATCCGCTTTCTCCTTGTAAACTTTGTCACAGATAACTAAGATCCGCTCAATTGATGGAGAAGTTACCATACTTTCCATAAAGGCATACTTATTATGGCCTTCTTTCAAATCCCAAACATCTATTTTTACTTCTACCCCGTCATTTTCCAAACGTTCCGCTAGTTCAATTACCCACCGTTGATGTTCTGGTGAAGACCAAGCATAAGAAATAAACGTTGGCGCTGCTTTGGGTTGGTCCATCTATCTTAGCTCCTTCTGTTATTACTTAATTTATGGAAATATGCTTTTAATGATTATATAACAAAAATTAATACGATAGCTTGATACAAGTAAATGTTCTCGATTTCTTGCGAGAAGTCATGCCATTTAGTAATATTTGTTAATAGAAATATTAGGAGGTTGAGACCTCATGTATCTGCTCCCCCCTGGAAAGTACTGTTTCTATCTTAGAAAATCCCGTGTAGACATTGAGGCAGAAGCTCGCGGCGAAGAGGATACGTACGCTCGCCATGAAAAAATGCTTTTGGATTTAGCATCACGCCTTGGTGTTACCCTTTCTGAAGTTTACCGGGAGAAGCCAGCAACATCCGGAGAAAGAATCTCAGAGAGACCTGAGATGATCCGATTACTCGGTGATGTTGAGGAGGGGAAATGGGACGGTGTTTTTGTTATCGAAGTTGAACGTCTAGCCCGCGGGGATACAATGGATCAAGGTATCGTGGCACAAGCATTCAAGTACTCTGAGACCCTGATTATTACTCCCATGCGGACCTATAATCCTAATAATCCAAATGATGAAGAATACTTTGAATTCGGCCTTTTCATGAGCAGAAGGGAATTCAAAACAATCACCCGTCGGCTTCAAGGTGGCCGTGTTCGATCGGTTGAAGATGGTAAATATGTTGGTAACAAACCCCCATATGGATATATCCGTAAGAAACTGCCAGGCAAAGGTTACACACTGGAACCTCATCCTGAGCAAGCTCCTATCGTTAAATTGATCTTTTCACTCTACACAGACACTGACCCAGAGAAACGCATGGGAACATCTCGCATAGCTCGTTATCTTAACGTAGACCTCAAAGTCCCAACTGCTAACGTTAGCAAGACGGGTTGGATTGTTGCCACGGTTAATGGTATACTGCGAAACCCAATCTATATCGGCAAAGTTCGTTGGTCTTCTCGTCCCGAAATAAAAAAGAAGAACTCAAAAAGCAGACCAAGGAAGCCCCGGGAAGAATGGATCGAAGTACAGGGGCTCCATGAGCCCTTAGTAGATGAGATCACCTTCAACCGCGCTCAGAAGATCATGCAAGAGCATAGTCACCCTCCAGCACCTAAAGGGAAAATCAGTAACCCACTAGCGGGCCTTATAAGATGCGATATGTGTGGAGGCGCAGTTGTTTTAAAACCAGACAAAAAGACCCACTCTTTTTTAATGTGCCCATCTTCCAGTTGTAAGAACGTGAGTTCATATTTTTATGTAGTTGAGGAAAGATTGCTCCAATCTTTAAATGAGTTACTTTTCAAGATAAGAAGAGAATTAGATACTACCCCTTTGTCCGAGGAGAACGATCAAACAGAATTGCGTATTAGATTATTGAGGGATCAGATAAAAAATCTCATGAAGAAAAGAGACGAGCTCTCTCTTCAAAAAGGGACCTTCACGATCTGGTCGAAAGAGGGATTTATTCTACTGAGGATTACTTGGAGAGATCCAAGGTGCTTACTAAAAAACTAAGCGAAATCAATGAGTCACTAAGTACAGCAGAGAAAGAACTACATGAAGAACAACGCCGTGCCGATCACCGTGCAGAGTTAGTCCCCGTCATCGAGAAAGTTCTTCAAGAATATACTGCAGCTGCATCCGCGGCTGAAAAGAATGCTTTGCTCCGTTCAATAATCAGCCAGGTGTCATACAGAAAAGAAAGGGGCGGCAGGTGGAATGGCGCTCAAGACAGTTTTGTATTAAAGGTCTTCCCGAAAACTTATTAGAAAACAACCCAAAGAGGTGGGACTGTGAAAGAGGCAATCAGAAAGTACAACGAAGCAATGCAGAAATATTCAAACGAGGTAGTCCCGCATTTCGATAACTTGTTATTCGAGGAGTCCAAGCCATTCCACGACCTCTATAAGAGAATATTTGATCTATATTTGATTTCCTCTTATTTAGTCGATATAAAATTGTTCCCAAATACAATTCCGGAAGTAGACTCAATAAAGATATTATATTCAAAGGCCAGTCTTTCACTACTTGCACTTCATCAGTGCCTATCAACCGGATTAATCGAGGATGCCAGTGTTATTTTAAGAAGTCTACTTGAAACACGTGTCACTCTAAAAACTTTATTAGCCGAAAATACACTAGAAAGACTAAAGTTGTATCGAGAATTCTCACATGTCGTTAGATGGCAAAAATTAACCAAGGATAGGCAAGATTTATCTAATGGAGTTATCTCCATGGAAGAATTCAGTAAGACCTATGAAGGGATAGACATTGCAGATATTGAAGCCACATATAAGCTTGTCAAGGATAACTACCATCCAAAAAGGCCGTACCATTGGGCATGGAAAATCTTTAAAGACGAGACTCAAGGCCAAAATCCCTCATTTGGGCTTCTTTGTTCAAAATTAGGGTTTGATGATGAGTACTCACGTATGTATTCAAGCCTTTCATTGTTGGCACACTCTGTTTCGATAAGTGAAATTACATTAGCAAGGGATAACTTAATTACGGTTGCTCCTCGTTTCTCGGGTCCAATAAAACCATTTGTATATTTTTCGGCCAGTTACATGGTGGATGTTATTAACTCCACTTTAGATTATTTTAAGCCTGACGATTATGAAGGAATTAAAACTTACACCACTGCGTACTTGGATGATCTCTTAAGCGTTTGCTGA